TCGGAGATGTGTATAAGAGACAGCTCCTGCCGTCGCGCCCCGTCCTCGGCTGACCCCGAAGCAGGCCGCCGCTGCCACGCAGATCGCCAAGACCCGTGTCGCTTCGGCCTGGACACTGGCGAAGGTGCTCGCTCCAACCGCCGACGCCAAGTTCCAGTATCGCCTGGCTTCTTCACTCCTGGAGAATCCCACCGCGATCCTGACCTCGGCCCTTCGCAACGCCGCGAAGGCTGCTCACTTCTCCCGCATCGCCGAGACGCTGGACGTGGAGCACAAGGTCAACCTCAACGACCTCCTCGAATCCCCCAAGGTTCTCGAGACTCTGAAGAACGAGCTCTCGAAGGAACTGAAGGGCGAAGCCAAGTCCGCCAAGCAGAAGAAGGCCGACGAGGACGAGAAGAAGGAAGAGCCCGCCGCTGAAGAAGCTCCGGCCGAAGAAGGTGAAGAAGCTCCTGCCGAAGGCGAAGAAGGTGCCGAGGGCGAAGTGAGCCCCGAGGAAGAAGAGCTGACCATCGACGAGAAGGTCGAGCAGCTGGAAACCCGTGTCGATGTCGTCGAGCAGGAAGTGCAGCAGCTCGAAGGCGACACCATCCCCGAGGCCGAGAACGAGGAGATCAACCTCGAAGACATGTTCGGCGGCGAGGAAGGCGACATGCAGCTGGACGAGAAGATGGGCGCTCTGGCCAACGAGGGTGACGAAGTCACTGCCTCCGGCGAAGACGACTTCTTCGGTCCTTCCAACCTCCAGGCCGGTCTCGAGGGCATGGACGAGGTCGACATCACCGAAGCCGGCGACTTCTTCGAAGTTACTGCCTCCGATGAGCCCGACCAGCTCGGCGCCCTCATGGGCGGACGTCCTCGCTCCGCGAAGGCTCTCCGCGCTGAGAAGGAAAGCATCGTCGACCCCGGCGAGATCGCTGACCACTTCGAGTCCGAGCTGAGCGGCGATGATCGCGACAACGAGACCGATCACGACGGCGACCTGTTCGCTGAAGTCATCGAGAGCGTGAGTGCTCCTGAGTTCCAGCAGGATCACAACGTCGAGGCCGAGTTCGACCTGCCCAAGTCCGCCGTCCAGGTCAAGGACAACCGGAATGCTGCCGCCAAGAACAAGGCCGCTGCTGGTACCGTCAAGACCGTACAGCGCGGCGCCGCTGGCATGCAGAAGAAGTCCACGGTCGTCAAGACCGTTGGAAATCCTGTCACCTCTCCCAAGGGATCGGTAGACGAGCGCAAGCGCATCGCCTCCCTGGTCTTCAAGGACGAGGACGAGTACTAGTTCAGCGCACCCTCCGGTGCGTGCAGAAAGGGCGAGGTTTTCCTCGCCCTTTCTTTTTTTTAATTCCCCGCCCATTCTATGAACGGCATTCTACGTAGAGCTTGTCACCTCGACCGCTCGGAATGCTAAAAGATGTTCACCCTTGTGGAGGCTCAAGTGAATCTTGAGTTTGAATACTACGGGCAGAACGATGGCACCACGACCCCCGACGTCCCCCTCACCGGTGACCCGGCTGTCGATCAGCCCGTCCTGACCTCCGCCGGGTACCTGAGCGGCCGCATCATGGCTCTGGCCTTCTCCGCGACCGCTGGTCGTGGCACGGTCATCGTCCCCTGCGACGGCGCGACCAAGGTCCCCTACGGTACCCTCATCAACGGCCCCGGCAACTACGCCGAGTCCATCGGACCCTCCGGCTCCAAGAAGGCGCCCATCGTCCGTGCGATGCCCAAGTTCAAGGTTCCCGCCCAGTCGTTCGTGGCTTCGCCCACGACGCCTTACGCAGTTGGCGAGCCCCTGTTCTGCGGCACCGGCGCGAACGTGGGTCACTGGACCGCCGATAGCAACGGACAGCAGACCGGCATCTGCACCCACGTACCGAGCGCTGCTGAGCCCTGGCTCGGCGTCGCCCAGTCCTTCTAAGCGGAAAGGAGAAACAGACCATGCGTACCCTTTCTCGCACCCAGCAGCAGATGGCCCAGCTCGGACAGCTCCTCAAGAGCGCCGCCGGCCGTCAGAAGCTCGCCGGCGCCCTCGGACCCAGCCTCCGTCGTCGTCGTGACTACCTCTCCATCGCCCGCAAGGCCCTGATGGTCGAAACCCTGCCCGATGGCGCCCTGCCCATCTACGACAAGGAATTCGACGAGACCGGCCGCTCCTTCATCGAAGCCTTCGTGGTCGGTGAAGAAGGTGGCGACGTCGTCAAGGTCATCAAGCCCAAGCGCGTGACCGTGCCGACCTTCGACATCACCAGCCAGCCCATGATCCCCATCACCCAGATCAAGGAACGCCGCTTCGACGTCGTCGAGCGCACCCTGAACCTGGCCAAGGCGGAAGTTGGCGCTGCTGAGGATGCCTACGTCTTCGGCGTGTTCGACACCATCGGCGACGCCGCTGCCGGCAAGCCCTCGGACGACGCGATCTACAACGTCGACTTCCCCATCGGTGGCAAGATCACCCCCGATCCCCTCGCGGACTGCTTCGGCCAGATCGAGCGTCACGACCTCTCCTGCGCGTACGTGTTCCTGAATCCCCGGGACTACACGGACATCCGCAAGTGGACCGACGCGAACGTCGACCGCGAGACCGAGCGCAAGTTGCTCAAGACCGGCGTCATGGGCTACCTGTGGGGTTCCACCCTCCTGCAGTCCAGGAAGGTCGCCCTCGGCACTCTCTACATCCTCGCGGATGCTGAGTTCCTGGGCGTCATCCCCGAGCGTATCCCCCTGACCGTGATGTCGGCCGACCGGCCCGACCTCCGCCAGATCGGCTTCTCGATCTTCGAGAACCTGGGCGTGCTCGTGTTCAACCCCTCGGGCATCCAGCGCGGCAAGATCGTTCGGCCGTAAGCGTTTCGCCTGCAACTGAAAGGGCCTCACTTCGGTGAGGCTCTTTTAGTATCTAGTGGTCGGGAACGCTGACTTTCAGCTTCTACTCCTGGAGGACCTCTCATGCAGAAGTCGTATATCGCGAAACTGACCGTGTTCTTCGCCGATGTGGACGTGTACATTCGCGAAGGGGACGTCTGCGTTCACAGCCCTCTCGAGAACAAGCTCACGATCTACCGTGGCGGCGAAATCCTGAAGACGTGCATGCGCACGACCCAGTCCATCGAGTCCATGTGCACCCTCGGCTGGATGAAGCCTCACGAAGCCGTCGCGCCTGCAGTTGTGGTGGAGCCAGTCGTCGCTCCTCCCGCACCAGTGCTTGTCGTGGTGAAGGAGCCCGTGGTTGAAGCGCCTGCTCCGGCTCCGGTCGTCGTCGAGGAAGAAGAGAAGGAAGCCGAAACTGAAGCGCCCGCCGACGACGAGAAAGAAGCTGAAGCTCCTGCTGACGCTGAAGCCGATGCCAACGTCAACGCCGTCGACGAGAAGACCGAAGAAGCTCCTGCTCCCAAGAAGCCCAAGTCCAAGAAGAAGTAAGAGGAGCTCGTCGTGGCGGATCTGTGGGTACAGACGTCATGGCGGCGTCTGCGACAGCGGACTACTAAGGTTGCGTTTTCAATAACGGAACTGACAGCGCTGACCTCGGACTTCTCCACGAAGTACGCACCTGGCTGTACCGCCTACACGATCAGAACTGATCCTGCGACGTTCCTGCTCGTATACAACGTCAAGTGCACGAAGAAGGACAAAGACGGGAAGATGGTCTCGAACCCCAAGGGCTGGGAGGTTCGAATCAAGTTCGATCCCTCCAAGATCGACGACAAGAGTACCGTCGACAACTTGGACGTGCAGCTCAACTGCAAGTGCCCAGCGTTCCTTTGGTGGGGAGCGCAGTGGAATCTTGGTGAAGGCGACGCGCTCTACAACAAGAACAAACCACAGCCGCTCTACAAGGCTCCGACTGATCCTAGTCGCTTCCAGAACGTCATCTGCAAGCACGTGAAGGTCGTTTCAGACAAGCTCGGTCCGTTGGTCGAGAAGATCATCGCCAAGTACCGAGATGCCGCTGCGCAGAAGAAGCATGAAGAGGACCTGCAGCAGATCGAGACTGAAAAGATCGTGCAGGAGCAGGAGACTGAAGAGGCCGAGAAGAAGGAGCCCGCGAAAAAATCTCCTGGCGGTGGCGGCGCTCCAGCGAAGAAGCCTGCGCCCTCGCCTGTTCAGGACAAGACCAAGAAAGAACCTGAACCTGAGCCCGAAGAAGACAAGACACTGAAGACGAAGCCTGCGCCGGCGCCCAAGAAAGAGGAGCCGAAGGAACCCGAGACCAAGCCGGAAAAGAAGTCTCCGGTTAAGGAGATCATTAAAAAGAAGGAGCCGAAGGAAGAGAAGGTGGCACCGAACATCACTGTCTTTGACGATGACGACGGTGATGAGATCATCAAGATCAATCGGCTCCTCCAAGCTCTCCCACTCGCTCATTCTGAATGATGGTGTCCTAAATGACCACGACCGTCGGCAACACCCCAGTACTACAGGTCAACCGGAATCCCACCGGCACTGTTGCACCTGGGACTGCTGTAACGATTGCGGCGTTGGTCACGTGGAAGAAACCGCTGAATCCGTGGGGCGCATACTTCCAGCAGTCCATTGACAACGTAGTTTATTCCGGCGCTTTTGCCGGCGACGGATCTGCCACATTCAACCCTCTGACGACGACGACATATTCCGTCACGGCTGACTGGATTGTCACTGACTGGCAGATGGAATTCGATACCGGCATGTGGATGGCCGTCGGTGAAGCGCAGTACAGCGACACCGTCAGTGTCACCGTCAATGTCAGTGGCGCACCACCATCGACACCAGTCATCACGTTTCCCACGTACGTAACAGCCGGCGTTAGTGGGTACACCGCGTCTACGCCTGCTCAGGCTGGGTGTACCTACGCTTGGTCAATCAGCAACGGGTCTATCACGTCTGGTAACGGGACCAATTCAATCACGTTCTCCGGCGGCAGCGCTGGAGCGTCGTCAATCACCTGCGTCATCACGAACGCGAGTGGTTCCGCGCCTGTCTCTTATACACATCTCCGA